AGGGCAGACCGCAGGGCCACGCCTTACCGCCGTCCTCGACCGCCCCGAAGTCGATTACGGCTCGAACCGGGATCTCGGCACCGGGATCTCGACGTTGCAGGCCGATGCCGTTTCTTACGGGTCGAACGTTTTAACCTATGCCCAACTCGTCGCCAAGTCCGACCTCGGCAGACTGTTCGCCAACCGTAACGGTGTGCTTGTCTTTCGTGATCGTCACTCGCTGGTCAATCCGACGGCCAGGGTCGCGTTCGCTGACGACGGGACCGGGGCCGGCTTCCACGGTATCCGGCCGGCGTTCGGCTCCGAGCTGCTCGTCAACCGGGTCGGCGTTGATCGTGAAGGCGGCACGTTGCAGACCGTCAACAATCTGGCGTCTCAGGCGAAGTACCGTATCCGCGCCCAATCGACCACCGGGCTGCTGATGGATTCCGATTCACAGTCGCTCGACATGGCAACCTTTATCGCGTCGGTGTTCAGTGAACCGCAAGCATATATTGATGGCCTGACGGTCTATGTCGATGGCCTGTCGGAGTCGTTGCGCGCCGATGTGTTGTCGCTCGATCTGGCCGATGTTGTGTCGGTGTTGTGGACGCCGACGGGCGCCGACACTTCGCCGGCTGCGATCAACTACGTGATCGAGAGCGTCGGGCATTCGACCGGCTTCGGGGCGGTCCATGTCGTTCAACTCGGCCTGTCACCGATAGCCCAGGCCGAAGTGTTAGTCCTCGACGACACCATTCTCGGCCTTCTCGATTCTGGCGTTCTCGCCTTCTAATCATTAAAGGAGTAATACATGTCAGGGTACAAAGATTTCGTGGCGGGCGATCCGCTGACGGCGGCGCAGGTTGACGGTTATCTGATGCGTCAGTCGGTGATGGTGTTCGCTTCGGCTACGGCGCGTAATGCGGCGCTATCTGGCGTGCTCGTTGAGGGGATGCACGCCTACTGTGTTGACCTCGGTATCACTGGCTCACCAGCCGGTTTGACCGTCTATGACGGGTCGGCGTGGGTGATCCAATGGTCTGAGTGGGCGGCATATACACCCGCTTGGACTGCGCTGACTGTCGGTAATGGCACTTACGCCAACTGTAAATATAGGTACTTGGCCGGATCTATCGAGGTGCACGGGAAATTGACGTTCGGTTCAACTACGTCCATTTCAGGTGTGGTGTTCCAGACGGTCCCTGATTCAGCTTCCATCGACTCGCCGGAGAAGATGCCGCTAGGCCACGTCCTGCTGTCTGATATAACCGGGAGTAATGTGCCAGGTCGAGCGCTTGGCTATACCGCCACGACAGTTTGGTTCATAGGGGAGTTCAGCACCGGTTCAGCGCCGAACTATATCAACAGCACGACGGCGACGCTGCCATTCACCTGGGCGACAGGCGACATTGTATATTGGAACTATTCGGCACCTCTGGCCTGATGTCTAGCTACGCGTATCGCATCGTCTCTCGCGTTGAGGCTGGTCTACCCGCCGAGGTTCGCAGCTCGTCGGGTAGGCTCCGCCCGCCGCTCGTCAACGAGCCGATGATGACAGCCCATTACACGGGCAACAACATCGACTACACCGGCAAGGACGCCGCCGAGGTCACCCGCCAGATACAGCGGGTGTTCAGCACCACGAAGCCGTTCGAGTACAACTACGTGATCGGTCAAGCCGACGACGACGCCATCATCGAGTTTGCTGGCACGTTCCAGGCGGCGCACTCTGGCGGCGAGAACAGCATATCGTTCGGCGTCTTATTCCTACTCGGCGTCGGTGAACAGGTCACCGATCTGATGATCGACAAATGGCGCTGGCTGCGCGACGTACTCATCTACACCGGGGCGCTCCGGCCCGACCCCGACCAACGGCCTCACTGCTTCATGCCGAACGCCGCGACAGCGTGCCCCGGCCTCTCAATCAAAGCCCGCTGGCCCGAGTTTCTTACACCGTGGCAGGCAATCAACCCGAGCGGAGATGACAACGTGCACACATTAGATACACCGATCAGGATGCTCGACACCCGGATGATCGGCGTTGATCCGTTGCCGGCGGGCGCATGGACGCAGACACTGCCCGACAGTATCCCGGCGTCAGCGTCGGCGGTCTTTGTCACCGCGACAGCCGTCAGCGCTCCGGCGCCCGGCTACATCACGCTATGGGGATCAGGTGCCCGACCGACCACGTCGAACCTGAACTATCCGGCAGGGGCTGGAGCAATCGCCAACACGACGCTCACCCGTGTCATCGGCGGCAAGTTCCAAATGTTCAACGTGTCACCGGTTCACATCATCCTCGATGTCATCGGATACGTCGCATGATCCTCATCGCCTCGGCTGCTATTGACGGAAGCGGAATGTCCGCTCTCGTCGTGGCCGGGGTCTTCTCGCTACTGACTGCCACGGTTACGGCAGGCGGCCTCATCGTCGTTGCACTGGTCCGCATGAAACGGGCGAACACCGAAGACCACAGCCGAGTAATAACCGAACTCAAACTGTTGACCATCGGCCAGGAGCAACTGTCGAACGTCGTCATCCGCCACATTGAGCAAGACCACAGCCCGAGGGGGAACCGGTGAACATCATCGCAGCACTACGCAACGAAGCCCGAATGATCTGGAGCCTTGCCGACGACGGTATGAAGGCAGCGATCCGCACCGCCTACCAAAACATTCAGGCCGCCATCGCTATCGCCCTGTTCGCTGTCGCTTCGTCCGTTGTGGCATGGGCGTCGGGCGCCGACGTTGACCTGCTCGAAACGGTCGCCGTCGGGCGTACCGCCATCGGCGTCGCCGCCATCAGCGCCATCGCGTCGCTGAAGGCGTACTACATGAATCGCGGCGACAAGGGCGCACGATACGACTAGGGTCGCATCCGTTACAGGAAGAACCGACAACCAGGGGGAACAATGGGACTCGCAGACGCAATCAACGAAACACGTACAAAGGTCAGCCACCCGCTCAGGGCCGACGTGCTGCTCGCCGAGCTTGACCCGGCCGACGCTGAAGCCTTCGAGGCGGCGCTACGTGACCGGTCACTGTCCGCCGACCGACTCTCGGCAGCGATGAGCGCCAACGGCACACCGCTCTCACAAGGGCCGATCAACCTGTGGCGGCGGCGCAATTTACCGGAGGTCGATGTATGAGCCTGTCCGACGCGCTTCGCACCGCCCGCCCGCCCGAGATCGTCGCCGCTGTCACGCCAACCCCTAAAGGCTGGGAGCGGGGCGTAAGTTGGCAGGGCACCGACGGCACCGTCACGACCGGTCCAATTGACACCGAAGTGAATGCCGCCGTTTGGAAAGAACTGATCGCGGACTGGGGGCTCGATTCCGATTCGGTGGAGATCATCGACGGGTCGGTCAAGTTTAAGGGCTGGGATTCACCGATCAAGGGCACGACGACGGGCGCAACGGTCCGGCTTCGATCCTATTCGGCACGGGTCCAGCATCGGGCCGCAGCGAACGCCGAACACATGGCCGACGTTGAGGCGTTGTGTCGTGTTGCGTCGAAGAAGAACCCGCCACGGAAACCGCCGCCGGTCGAGGGTGCCGAGCGTGCCATGCTGGTCGCGCTCGCAGACTTCCAGCTCGGCAAGGGTGAGGGCGACGGCTCCGAGGGAACCGTCAACCGGATCTCTGCCGCAACCGCAAGGTTGCTGCAACGGCTCGCAGACTTCAAGAAGCTCGGCCGTCCGTTCCATGTCGTCTACCTCGTCGGCCTCGGCGACCTCGTCGAGGGATGCTCCGGCCATTACGCAATGCAAACATGGTCGGTCGATCTCACACGTCGCGACCAACTCAAAGTCGTGAGGCGTCTCATCTTGCAGATGGTTGACGACATCACCGACGCCGGCTATCGGATCGTCTTGTCAGGTGTCGCCGGCAATCACGGCGAGAACCGAAACGCCAGCGGCAAGGCGTTTAGTGACTGGGAAGACAACGACGACCTTGCCGTCATCGAACAGGTCGGTGAGATCCTCGCCGCCAACCCCGAACGATACAGCGGCGTCTCGGTCTACCTTCCCGAAATGTTGAGCATGACCCTCGACGTTTGCGGCGTCAATGTCGGATTCGCCCACGGCCACCAGATACGCGGCGGCGCAAACGGTGCGATGAACAAGATCGAGAAATGGTGGCTCGACCAGATCGGCGGCAATCAGCCGACAGCCGCCGCCAAGATCCTCGTCACCGGACACTTCCATCATTTCGTTTACTCCGAGGGTGGCATCGGTGGCCGTACACATTTCCAATGCCCGGCGATGGACCCCGGCTCCAGATGGTTCACAGAGTCGTCGGGCAAGTATTCGCCGGCTGGACTGTTGACGATCGGCGTCGGGTCCGCTTACGGCGAACGCGGCTACGGCGACGTTGAGATATTGTGAGACGGCTGATCGTGTTTATGGCGGGCGTCGCGTTCGGCACTGCCGTCGTGGTCGCTGCCGACATCTTTGAGATGTGTACGGCGATGCTCGGCGACGATCTAGAGTTCTAGCCTTTCGCGATCTAGCGAAGGGTGACAAGATCCCCGGCGGGGAACATTCAGCGCCGCCCGTAGCCTTCCCCCTGGGCTACGGGCGGCGCTTTTTGCGTTCCCGTACTACGTCCTGCGACCACCGCCAAAATAAATCCGGGTCTAGTGCTTGACGGGCCATGTCTGCCTGTGCTTATAATCAACGCATGGAAACAGCAGCAGTAGTAACCACCACCTCAACCGAACGCCCGATGACCGTACGCACTTTTGACCGCAAGGTTCGCGAACTGCACTCGACGGAGATGGCCGCTCATGGCTACCAAGTCATGATTGACACCGCCGAACAATACGGCCTGGAATACGAGGTTGAGCGCATGTCCGGCACGCTCATCGAAATGAACGCCGACGCCGATTGCCTACGTGAACAACTCATCAACCTCGGATACCAGCCGACAACATTGAAGGCCGCACGATGACCGGTGCAGAACGGTCACGCCGCTACCGAGACATTCGGCGCGGAGGCCCGCCCCGCACCGCAACCGCTTGCGGTATCGGGCGGGCCGGTGCAGTCCGACACCGACGCAACGGCGAGCCGGTATGCGATGCGTGCAAAGCCAGCGAGAAGGCTGCGAACGCCGCCGCCTACCGTCAACGGAGCCAGGCGTGAGCGCCCGCACCGAGTCCGCATGGGAGGCTTGGCTCGCCAATCGTAAAGCGGTAAAGGCGACACGTCGAACAGATCGCGCCGAGTTGCAATCAGCTCGGGACCGTACACCGATGACCGGCCCGAACGGCGAAGACATCGCACACGGCCTCAAGACATACAACCGAGGCTGTAGCTGCGACGTATGTCGAGCCGCCAAACGTGACTACATGCGAAAGTATCGGGCGCGGTCGTGACCCGTCTAGTTACCGTCATCGCTGCCGCCATTGGTGGCGCCGGCTTCGGCCTCATTGTCACCTCGACCGGCGGCTGGGGCGCCCTCGCCGGCTGGGTCTGCCTCGGCACCGCCGCTATCGCCGCCGCCTACTATTATGAAAAGACAGCAGAATGACGCTCGATCCCATCGAAGCCCGATTCCTCGACAAAGTGGCACCGCCCGACGAGAACGGCTGCCATCTTTGGACGGCCTACACCATGCCCAAAGGCTACGGCAAGTTCTGGTACATGGGCAGGAAGGTGTACGCCCATCGTTACGCCGCCGGGATGGTGGACTGGCCGCCAGAGATTCAGACCCGGCACCTGTGCAACGTCCCGGCGTGCGTCAATCCTGAACACCTTACGTTCGGATCAAA